GTGCGACTTGGAACAAGTAGTGGATTAACGTCATCAGGCTATGTTTCTACTTCTGAATATAGGTCAGGTATGGGTGCTACAGACACAAGTGGTTTTGACCAATTACTAACTTCACGAAAAAATCAAATAGTTGCTATGATCTCACAAGCAATGAATCAAAGAGGTAAAACAGGACTAATATAATGAGTGGTGCTTTCCCTACATCAAAAAAACCAAGAGTGTTTAACTTTTCATCTAATAGACCAAACTCAACTGCATATACTCTTTCAGGCAAAAGATCAGTAAAACAATTTGCTGCTCAGTATTTTTCTTTTAGTGTGCAAATGCCACCTATGAACCAAGCAGATTTTATGGAGTTCTATAGTTTCTTGGTCAAGCAAAAAGGTTCTTTCGATACATTTACTTTTCAATATCCTTTAGAAAATCAAGGTGTAGATAAGGCACAAACAGATATAGCTGTTAATGGTTCAGCTAGTGCAGGTGCAACACAAATTCCTATGGATGGTTTTAGTGCATCAACAAACGATGTTTTAAAAGCAGGTGATCTAATAAAGTTTGCTAATCACAATAAAATTTACATGATTACAGATGATGAAAATGCTAACAGTTCAGGTGAAGTTGCAGCAGTAGATATTGAACCACCTTTACAAGCAGCAGTCGTTAATAATGAAGCAGTCACAGTCAATCAACCATCTTTTACAGTTGCCCTTGAGCAAGACGATGTTTTGTATTCAACAGATGCAGCAGGTTTCTTTACACTATCTTTTGATGTTCGAGAGGTCTTGTAATGGCAAGGACTATAAGTTCAAACATAGAAACACAATCACAACAAGAAGGTATAAGACTTGCACATTTACTCAAACTTAAAAATCTAGGTAATTCAAGTGGTGGCACAACTACTGTAAGTGTCACGAATCATGTGAAAGACATTACATATAACGATGGCACAGACAATCTCACCTATGAAGCAGGTGGTAATTTTTTAGACATTGGTGTTTCTGAAGAATCAGGATCTTTAGAATATACAAGCATAAATGTATCTTTGAATAATGTGACAACAACTGTTAGAGATTTATTCAAAAATCAAGATTATATAAACAAAGAAGCAACAATATTTTTAGTATTTTTTGATTCTACCGAGCAAGTTATAGATGTATATGAATATTTTAAAGGAACAGTCTCAGGTGCTACTTTGGGTGTGCAAAAAAATAATTTTACGATAGAAGTTGAGTTGGCTTCACATTGGAAGAATTGGGAAACAAAAAATGGCAGAAGATTCACACAATCTTCGCAAACAGATTTTTGCACAAGAAAATCACTTGGCACAGATTTAGGTTTGTCATTTGCTCATTTAACAAACAAAGATGTGAGGTGGAATAGATAATGATTGAAATACCTGCACAGGTTTTGAACTTTGCTTCAGGTGGGAAAGTCGGTAGATTTTTTCTAGCAGTCGGTAAGGCAATAGGTTCTTTTTTTGGCAATGCTTATGTTCAAGCAGCTTTATTTGTTGCGAGTGGTGTGTCAAGTCATCAGGCAATGATGAAAGCAAAAAGACAAGGTGCTGAGATTCTTCTTCAAAAGTATGGCACAGGTGGTGGTATGCCTGTTATTTATGGTAGAAGAAGGGTAGGTGGAACTGTCGTATTCATGGAGACAGTAAACAACAAAGAACTTTTTGTGGTCTATGCTTTAGCAGGACATGAGATAGATAGTTTTGAACCATTAACGATTCAGATTAATGGTAGATCAATAGATGATTCAAGTGTTTTCAGACAGGGTTATGCGATAGCAGATGGTGTCGAAAGATTTGAAAGAAAAGATGCTTCCAACTTTACAAGAACTACAAACAGTAATTATTTTGGAACTGGATCAGGAACTGGATCAGTTGCTAACATATTAAGTGGTGCTGATCCATATTCTAAGCCAAGAATGGTTTTTAACTTACACAAAGGTGAAGAATCACAAACTGCTGATCCGATGCTTACAGGAGTTTTTGATGGCTCGAATAGTAATACTAACTGGACATCTAA